CTTCTTTTGATAAAGTGCGGGGGCTAATTGCCCCCGACTCTATTACTTATACTAGTCTTAACTAGTTGTGTCAGATTCCCAGTATTGGACTTGGAACTCAACCGTAAACTCTTCGATCTGATCTACTGTTTCGTAGTTAACATCGATTGCAGCTACGTTGGTTGGGAAACAACCACGGAACTGATAAGTTTTAATGGTCTCGCCATCTTTGTCCAATTGCTCAACAATTAAATCTGCTTCATATTCAACAGGGTTGGTCAGACCAGTATTAGCACTGTGTGCATTGATACCGTTCATCCATCGTTCCATTGCGTTTCTAACATTGAAGTCTGTATCGTTGATAATAGTCGTTGTCCATGTTTCAAACGTTCTATCACCAGCAATCTTCAATTGTCGTCCACGGAAAGGAACTTCAACCACGTTCATTACTGAAGCGGGTAATTGTGCAGCCTTACATAGGAAGGATGTCAATTCGACATCGCCTCCAGCGTAAGCGGGAAAGTTGACAGTCGCTTTAAAAAGATTGGGACGTGCGCCCCCGCCTCTTAGCTTCGACTTAAAGTCATCTACGCCTAAAATTGCCATCTTTCTCTACTCCTTAAACTGTGCCAACGACTTCTTCAAAGTCTACACCACTACGAACTGCGACAAAATTCAATGTCACGAAGTTAATAGAACGTGCAGGCTTAATGAAGATAGAAGCGACAAATTCGTTTCTGTCAATCACAGCCGGTGTGTTGTTTGTTTCATCACAAACAACCTTAAAGTCTGTAATACCTCTTCGACCCTTGATCTCACGAAGTAAAGGTTCTACAACATTCACAAACTCAGCACGAGTAAACTCGTCATTGAATTCGAAGAGAATGTTCTTAGCAGCTTGTGCGATTGACTTCTCAACACCGATAAACAATCTTCGGACGTTGATTCTGTCAAATGCAGAAGGTCTAAGTTCATGAGTCTTGTCACCATACAATACAATACCTACGCCTGGGATATTAGCCACAGGGTTGACATTTGCTTTATATAGTGCGTCTCTCTGCGCTTTATTTGGAGAGTGTGCAATATCTGTTACTGCCAGATAGCTACCACGTCTCTGCCCAGCTGGAGAGAACCAAGGAGCAGCAACAAAGTCTGTTGCAGCCATGATTCCAGCAGTTGAGGAGTTAGCAGGAATATAAATGTATTGATCGTTATATTTATCAAACACCTTGAGGTAGTTATTATCTACGATCAAGTATGAACTGTTTGATAGTGAATTTGCAAACGAAATGGCATTCGTATTTGCAGCACTGGTTGTTACACCAATGATTCCATCTCTGTTAGGAGAAACTGGAACCACACAGTCCTTGCGGTCTTTTGCAATTGCGTTACAATAGTTTGCGATTGTTACAGCGTCAGAGTCATTAGATGACTGAGGCGGAATCAGGAAGTCTACCTGAAGAGCTTCTGCGTCATCAAACAGATCGAATCCTGTTGTAACTTGACTATTAGTCAAATCAGCAGAGTTTGATCCACCGCCCAATTTAATTTGAGAGATGTCGTTTGTCCATGCAGATACGCCTGTAGAGTAATCTACTGCGCTGTCCACTGAAGGGGTCTTACCCCAGTTTTGCCCGATATTTGCATGAGAAGAACCAAATGCAGAGTCATCTGCAAAGATGTTGTTCCATACATATCCCGATTGCGTGTTGATTACATCGGAAATATAGTTCGGAGAACCATCCGGTGTAACAGCACCTTTAGCAACAGACAGGTGAGGGAATGTTTCCAACACTGTGCCTGGCGTTCCAGTGAATGACCCAGTTCGGTCAATAACCGCTACGTGTACTTCGTCTTTAGATGCACCGTTTTCGGTTGCATAAGCAGAAGTAGTTGGTTCACGATCAAATGAACCTTTGTATGACCAACCACCAAAAAAGTCGTTGCCATCGGAATCGCTTGCTGGACAGAATGCTACTGTCAATGCATTACCCAGTGAGCCTGGATATTTTGCAATGAACGATCCTGTATTTAGCGTTCCCGCCTTGACAGAAGAAGAAACATTAGTTTCCCAATCTTGAAGGTTCTCAACGGTTGCTGAGTCGCTGGTTAGTTTTGTAACAGCACTGTGTGCGTTAGTGCCTCCATTGTTACCACGAACAATGTAGAGGCTGTTTGTGTACTTCAAGAAGTACGATGCGCTATGGAAATCCACAGCATTATCTTCGTTAGGCGCTGCGAACGCTCTCACCAGTCCAGATTCGTCTGCCACTAGTGTTTGCGAGTTTACAGGCCCCCAACGAAAGTTCCCAACAAATGCGCCTACAGAAGTCGATACATTGGGCGCTACACCCGAAAGATCGATTTCTCTGATCGTAATTGCTGGAGACAGAGACGGTGATAGTAATGCCATAACTGTTATCCTTTTCGTTTACAAATTATAAGTGAGTTCATAATACGGTTTTTATCAATCAGTATTATTTATAATTTTTAAGTTTCTACC